TTGGAGCAGCAGGTCCACTTGCTGAAAGATTTGGTTTAGAGCAAGGTGGACGAATTGGGTTTGATGGTGGAGGTTCTCCACTACAAAGATTAAGACAAGAAATTGTTGACAGCATGAGACCGTATGCACCTGATTATATAACAGAAGATCAACTTCAATTAGTTGTTAAAGACATAACACTAGACATGACAGCAGAACAAGCTCAAGAATCAGCAAAAGCAAATTTTATAAAATTATTTGGCATGGCTGAAGGTGGCCGTGTTCCATTTGCTATGGGCCGTCGTGCATTTTTAAAATTACTAGGTGTCGGAGGCGCAGGTATCGGTGCACTTAAAACAGGAATTGGTTTAGGTGGTAAAAAGGCTGCAACAGAAGTTGCAACTAAAGCTGTACCCATTGTTAAAACAGATCCTGTACCAGGTAAACCAGAATGGTTTGATGCATTAGTTAACAAAGTTATAAGAGAAGGTGATGATGTAACTAGAAATTTTCAAACTAAAGAACGAGAAATTGTACACGCAGCAAAAATAGACGAAGATAATTATGTAAGAGTAACACAAGATTTAGATCAGGGAACAGTTAGAGTAGAGTATGACAGTGATACAAATGTTTTTGGAGACACAGTGCAACTACAATATAAAAAACCTCTACCTGATCAAGGTGATCCAAGACCAACAGCAGAGTTTACCACAGCAGAGTCAGGTCCAGTTGGAAGATCAAGAGGTCCTGATGATTATGAAATAGATGTAGATGAAGTCGGTGGTTCTAGTATCAGGGATCTAGATTCTGATGTTTCAAAATTAAAAGAATATGCAACAGGTAAAAAACCTACTATGAAAGAGATTGTACAAAACAAAAAAAGAAAAGATAGAGCAGCAGCCATAACAGATGATCCTGAGGCTCAATCAGATGCAATAATTAGAAGACAAGGAGACTATGATGCAGGTGATTATGATTATGCATCAGGCGGTATTGCAAGAATGCTAGGTGAGTAATGGATATATTAGAATTTATAAGACAGATGCAGGAAATATACGGTGAAGATGTTATTACCACTGCCGATAAATTAGAAAAACCACCAAAGACTGTAGTTAGAGAAATGTTTCAAAATGCTTTTAAAGATAATAAAGCAGATGGTGGACGGGCTGGATACAACGATGGCCAACTAGTAACACCATCGGCTGATGGATCGAGACCGGGGTATATGGGTAAATCAAAATTAGAAACTAAGACATATCAAAAAGAATATTATGAAAAAAATAAAAAATTAACTGCTTCAGGAAAATTAGCTGCTGAAAGAGATATTAAATTAAAAAATTTTTTAGGTAAGAAAAAAACTATTAAATCGTCTGAGTTAAGACCTTTTTTAGAAAATTTAGGTTACAAAAAAATTGACTATAGTAAACTTAAAAAAAAGTTTCCTAATTTAAAAATTATTAAAGATATACAACCAGGATTTCTAAAAGGAACTACAACAAAATACGATAAAAAAGCTTTAAATGTTGCAAACAGATATGCGAATCTTTTACACAAAAGAAACCCAAATGACAGGCATTATGTAAACGCTTCAAAATATATGAAACTTAATGATAAAGGAAAGAAAAAAATTATACAAATAATGAATACAAACAATAATAAATTTAATAAAGATTTTTCTGTACAATTAAGATTTAATGAAAAAAAAGAAAAACTTTTAATAAAAAATTTTGGTTTAACAGAAGATGATTTTGTTAAGCACGGTAAATATGGTGTTGTTCAAACTATTGATGGGAAAAGAAATCCTAAGTACACAAGTATTTTTAATTTTGTAAAAAATAAATTTAAGTTCAGAAAAGTACGTAAATCAGAAATGGTGACTCTTAATCAACAAGAATTTATAAAAAATAATTTTGAATTACCAGAAGGAAAAGAATGGAATTTTAAATCACAAGATAATCCAAATGGTTACAAATATGGGATTACAGGAACAAAAAATAGTGGCACAGCTAATCTAGCTAAAAGAATAGAAAAAAGAATGAAGAATAAAAAATTATCCTACACTGTTGCAGCTGATACAAGTTCACCTAAAGGTTGGATGATGAATGCTATGAATAGACTTTACGAAAGAGAAATAGAAGCTGGAGTTAAACCTGAAAATTTAACTTATAAACCAAAGTTTGACAAAAAAGGTATAATAATAGGATTTACAGATACTACTGCAGCAGGAGGTAATAAAACTTATTACGGTTTAAATAAAAATACACCAGAAGATGCTACAGCCTGGACTGCTCATGGAGATCATGAAAAAATTAAAAAATTTTTAAAAATAGCAAAAGGAGCACAAGTAGATGATCCTAGCAAACTTCTTCAAAAAATATTAGACGACAAAGGTATCACTAAATTAATGGGAGACAAAAATGTTCTTACATTAAATGATATTTTAAGTCATGAAAGATATTATAAAAATCTTTCAGATATAGCCCCTACACAATTAATTAAAAGACAAATAGTTTTACACCATTCAAACCGAATAGGAAGTAAAGATTTAGCAAGAGCAGCAGCAACACAAGATATACAACTTTTAACAGGAGCAGTTAATAGTGAGGTTAGAAAACTTGAAACTATTGCATCAAAAAGAAAATTAAACGCAGGTGAAAAATTAAAATTAAAAAATTACGGAGCTAGGATTGCGGACTTTGATGGTAAGATTGTTGGAGGCGGTTTTATAGATCCTGAAAAACAATATAAAGCAATTGAAAAAGGAGCAATAGATTATGCTAAGAGTGATCAGTTTAATGTTAAAACAGTTGCATCTTATTTAGAAAGATTAGGTTGTGGTAACGCAGCCGGTGGTAGAATTTTAATGAAAACTGGTGGTGCAACATTAACTAAGTGTGCAAATAAAGGAACAAAAAAATTAGAACAAATAATTTTAAGAGGTGGAGCAAACAAAACTGAACAAGACCTAGCTAAAAAAATATTACAAGCAGGTAGAGGATTAAGAGGTATGTTTTCATTAAGTGGTATGTTTGGTCCTGCAGCAACAGCTTTTCTTGTTGGTACTGAAGCAGGTTTAGTTGGTTATGATATGATATCACAAGGTAAAACTTTTAGAGAAGCAGTTGGTGACAGTGTGTTTAATTATGCATTAGGAGATAGAACTAAAATAGATCCTAAAGAAGAAAGATACAAAGGTTACGCAGCAGCTGGAGTAGATAAAGATACAATAGGTAAAATATCTGCATTTGAAAATGCAATGGATGAAGTAAAAAACATGCAACAAGAATTTGAAAAAGAAGACGTTGCTTATAGAGATGCTGTTATTAGTGGTCCTAGAATGTCTGGTGCAATAAAACAAAAGCAAATTAAAAATTATTATGATCAAGTTAAAAAAAATCAAGAATTAATTAAATATTTAGAACAACCCCAAACACAAGAAAAATTAAAAATTGTTGATGATGATTTGTTTCTAGCAATGATGTCTGACGCTGATGCAAAAAGAAGAGCAATGCAAATGACAAAACCACTGACTGTTGGTTTTGGAAATACTATGGATTTTTTATTTCCTAAAGCAACTTATAGAAAAGATAGAGAAAGAGCTATAAATTACATGCCAGCTGTACAAGAATATTATAGAGGCGGACAATTTGCAAATGGCGGCCTAGCTAGCTTAACTGACACAATACCACCAGAATCAGGACCTATGTCACAAGGGTTGCGTTCTTTGTACAATAATGATATGGATTACTAGGAGTAACAAATGGCAGATATAGACAAATCACTCCCTAACACTCGTACTGAATTAAAAGTTCCAGCACCGGAACAAGAAGTCGATGTTACGGAACAACAAGAACAAAAAGGACCAGTAGAAGTAACACCAGATGAAGATGGTGGTGCAACTATTGACTTTGAACCAAGTGCAATTAATCAACCAAGCACACAATCACACTTTGATAATTTAGCAGACATATTACCAGAAGATGTTTTAGATCCGATAGGTTCTGAATTAAAAAATAATTACATGGATTATAAAATGTCTAGAAAAGATTGGGAACAATCTTACACAAATGGTCTAGACTTATTAGGATTTAAATACGACAATCGTAACGAACCGTTTCAAGGAGCAAGTGGTGCAACACACCCAGTTTTAGCTGAAGCAGTAACACAATTTCAAGCACTAGCTTACAAAGAATTAATGCCAGCAGATGGACCAGTTAGAACACAAATAATTGGTTTGTCTAATCCTGGCAAAGAAGCTCAATCACAAAGAGTTAAAGATTTTATGAACTATCAAATTATGGATCAGATGAAAGAATACGAACCAGAGTTT